AAGGAATGGTGTAACCCATATCCCAGCGTTTAAATACCTCAAAAATAGCCATGGTTGAGAAATAAGTTAGGCTCTTATTCCTCTCCGTCCCATATCAAGTCCAAAGCATCATCTGAAGGAATGGTGTAACCCATATCCTTAAATATCTGCTTTATAAAACTGCCACGGGGTGAACGATGGTACAAAATGGAGTAGCCTTCTGCAATTTCCTGTCCAAACTTTGGATTGACATGAAGAATGTTGAAAGCGTGTTTACCTTTGTACAAAGGATCAACCACGCCCCCAGCATATCTCATGCCTGCAAATTCATTGGCTATGACACATTCCTTTACAAGAGAAAACTGTTTAAGTAACTCCAAATATCGTGGATCGCTTAAAAGTTCCTGCAAAGTATCATCGCCCAACGAAAATATCCAGGAAATATCCAGTCCCAACTCTAAGCAAATTCTAAGATGTAAAAGAATTTGAGCAATAGAGTTAGTGATGATGGTATTGACACAACCGCTCTTCATAACGCCTATGAATTTCTGCTTGAAAACAAGTCCACCAGAATTCACAAACTTGGCGTCCATGAAAAGCGACTTGTAGCGCCAAAAAGCCAAAGCTCTCCACAAAGGGTTCATATTGTCACATAATCGAACCCTGAGCATGAACTCAAGCTCTATGAGCCACATCTTAACTGTCCAATCCCAAGCTCGTTTGTCAATCGCGTGGCATTTGGATTTTGGAATAATTTTCCAACCTCCACCCAAAGGCGACCAACCAACTTTAGTTGGGAGATTGTACCAGTTCTCAATAACTAAATCATTAAAATCCCCAAAAAGCATATGATCAATAATTTGATCAAGAACACTAACAGAGAAAATAAGCCTGAATCTATTTTGTTCAAACTTCTTCCTCGTTATAGGCTCCTGCTTTATGAAAACTCTGATATAATCAGAAAACTGATCTCTAATCTTTTGTTGAACAATTGTCCACCAATACCGACACTTTTCCGGATTGGGCACACCATCAACTACTCCAAACATACCGCCATTGTTGGGATATGTACGCATATAAGGTAAGCCCGGTGAAGAAGTCCAAACCAATTGATTGAGAGTCCTCATGTAATGATTGAAACTCAAAAAATCGTCCGGAATCCTCCAACGTGCTGGCTTAAACATATCCTCAGCAATGTCGAGAAGTTTAGTCTTTATTTGATGCGAAGGTCCATCCTCTCTTAAACCCTCACTCATCTGAACATGAGTTAAAAGAGAACGCAGCTCCGCATCACCACCGAGAAGAGGCCATGTAAAATCACTAGCCATACGCTGCAATTCAGGTACGACACGTTCTGGAACCGAGGGATTTATGAGCGGTTGCCCTCCCGAGACGTAGAGGGGACTTTCTTCTCCTTCGATCTCGAAGTACTCCTCGAATTTGGAGCATTCTTCGTCGGAGAGGGCTTCTGCTCTAAAAAAGTCTTCTTGTCCTTGTTAAGAATATCGTCAAAATGATCCTTATAAGCAGATTCACCCTTGATATGCTTACTCTTAACATGTTGCATAAGACTCTCTTCCAGATCAAAAGGTTTTGCACAATGCCCACAAACGTAGCCCGGAGGCTTTGATTGCAAAGATTTAATCTTTGCTTCCAAAGCAACAATCCTACGCTCATGATCACGCACAATATCCCCCAAAGAAGGTTCTACAGCACCAATTCTAATCTGGGGCTCATCAGGAGCTTGACCGCTTGCGGTAGCTGAATAAGGCTTGAATCCTGAGAAATTAAGATCGGATGTTCCCAAAATGATCACTTTTTTCCCATGACCATCTGTTGCAAATATTTTCTTTGAAGGATCAAAATTCTCACCTTCAAAGTTTAACTTTACATTATAATCCATCTTCATATCCTTAGTCCAAGCATCATCAGCATTAGCAAAGCGCTCAAGCTCAGCTATACGCTCATCGCTGACGTCAGCAAAACCCAGTCTAGCCTTGATGCTGCTATTGTCCCAAGATGACTTGACTTTTGACTCTCGCCAAGCCGCCTTCTTTCTACGTCCTGAAAACTCATAATCCTCATTGGCATCAGCTATTCTTCCTTCTCCAACAACTGAAGGAGGGAAAGTAGTATCAACTTCCATGCAGATAGCGTTTATGGTATACCCAACGTTAGTTCGCCCTAAAACGACTCCGCTGTGCATAGCCAAAGGACCCGCCTGCGTGAAATAAGCTGCTCCAGACATACCAGGTATCGTAGATCCCTCATACTCCATCATAAATTCACATTCGCTCTTTCGCAAGATGCCAGATGTTGCGCCTTGCTTTCCAACGATAGTGACCACCTGAGGAGTATAATTTGGCTTTATATACTTACATGATTTAGTACCCAAAGCTGACCATACGTCTGTGCCGAGTCTAACGTAGCTAACATCATTCATCAATGTTGAAGCAACAAAATCAAGCGATATGTAGGCTGTTTTCTTTCCAACAAGCTTAAAATCTCTTGAATTACCGATGACATGAGTTGGAACCACCAAGACATCGCCATAACGCAAACCATATCCTGAGAAACTAAACATGAAAGTGCCAGATCTATGAATTTCAACCTGGTAGTCTGGAACAGTTCCTTTGCCAAAACTAGATCCAGCTTTCATGGCCTCACCTCTAAAATCCTTTACACCGCAAAAGTCGTACATCTTAATTTTAATAAAAGAGAATAACTTGCGGATGCCTTTGTACAACAAGTACACTGTTAATACAACTAAAAGGACTTTAACGATTAAGTACCATATTCGGTGGCCTTTTAAAGATACGTAACGTCTAATATGAGTCCATGCCTTGCTCAAAAATTCGTCAATAAAATCATCAAATTCAGCAGAAGGCTGAACCACAATTTTAGGTCGAACTGAATCGATAACGGCATCGTAAGTGTCAATGTACTCTTCCTTCCTATCCATAAAATAGTAAAGGATATAAGCCATAACAAATGGAACGATGGCGTTTCGAATATTGCTCAATATCTTAGACACGAACTCAGTAATAAACATTTTGATTTTAATAAAAATTGCGGCTCTTTATTAAAATGTATCGTAATAAAAGGTTTGTAAATTTATATATTTTTTAAATCGCATAAAT